TCAGACCTCGCCCGCTTTTACGAGGCGTGCATAGGCGAAGGCGCCGCGCACGCCGCCGATCGCCAGCAACAACGGGATCATCTGGACGATCACCTGCGTGTCGAACCCGTTGACCCGCGAGGTGACGACGAACATGTCGAACAGCACGAAGGCGAGGATGGCGCCCGCCGCCGTGCGGGACCCCTTCCAGTTGGCCGTGGCCAGGCCGGCATAGATCAACGCGAAGAAGAGCTGGATCGTCGCCGGGATGAGCCGGTCGCCGCTGTTCACGCTCGGGTCGCCCGAGAGCTGAATCAGGATCACCGCGCCGAGCAGGAAATGCATCGCCACCATGATCCAGCCCGCGACCGTGCCGTTGCGCATGGCCGCGAGCGCCTGATCGGGCGTGTTCGTGAGCGGATAGAAAAGGCGCTGCAGGAGCGCCAGGAGTTTTGCCAGATAGATCATGGGCCGATCCAAGCACTCACCCGTTCGCGGGGCAATGCCCGGCTGACGATCACCGCACCCACCAGACAGGAGAATTCGAGCATGAGCGCCGTTTTTTCACGACCGCCGCCACCCCCGCCGCCGCCGCCGCCCGCCCCCGCGCGCGACGACCCGGCGGTGGAGGCGGCCCGCAAGCGCGCGCTCGCCGCCGCGCGCAACGCCCGCGGCCGGTCGGCCACGGTCTTGACCGGAGACAGGGGCCTGACCGGGAATCGCGGGCTCACGGGCCTCACGAGCGACGCGCCGGTCACCAAGAAAACGCTATTGGGAGCATGACGAGATGAGCACACCGATCAAGATTCAGACCGCGGGAGTGTACCTCCAGGCCACGACGAGCGCGGGCGACCGCGTGGCACTGCCCGGCTATGGCGCGGGCGCGCAGGTGCTGGCCTACAACGACAGCGCCACCCTGGCGTTCATCGCATTCGGCACCGGCGACGTGGCCGCTATGGGCGGGGCGACGGCCCCCGACATTCCCGTGCCGCCCGGCGCGATGCTGGCGCTGACCCGGCCGGCCTGGGCCACCCATGTCTCGGGCATCACCGACGCGGACACGGCCGATCTCTACTTCGCATTCGGGGAGGGCGCCTAGATGGGACTCAAGGCAATCAGCCGGCTGGTCAGAGGGTCAGCGGACTATGAGGAGGGGAGTTGGACGCCGAGGCTTGGAACCACGACAGGAACTGATGGAACTCATGCCTATGGCGTACAGGTCGGCAGATACATCAGGATCGGAAATCTCGTTTGGGCGCATTGTCATATCTCTCTCGCGAGTTTAGACGGCGCTATGTCCGGTGTTGCCGCGATCAAGGATTTGCCATTCACCACATCCAACGTCGCTGGTTTGAATGGGGCAGCCACGTTTATCAATAGCGGCGGCGTAAAAATCGATACGGTCGGCGGCTACTACAAGATCAGCGGCCGAACGGCACCAAATACCACGCGGATTGAAATAATCGAGGAAGGCGACAACGTCGGCGCAGCGCAAATTACCGAAGCTGATCTTTCAAATGCCACGATACTTCAGGTTACGATGATGTATTCAACGGACTTGAACTAGCGGATTTTTATTAGTTCGCATGTCGAGCAGATCTAGCGTTTTGCATTGCCTAGTATTAGGTAGATCGATCAACCGTGAGTGTCGCACGCCAGATCATTGGGGTTTCGCTCTAGCGAAACGATCAATAGCCCAGTCGTCGAGCACTCGCTCTCAACAACCTGCCGGGCGTCAGTTCGGGGCTAGGTATTCGTAGTTCATCATCCGGGTTCGCCCGAACGGTCACACCGACGCAATCATGGGTATAACTGGCGTCAACATTGCGTCTCCCCATATTAAGCAACGCCACTTTTCGGCAACGACATCAATTATCGGCGTCCTGATCTGCCGAATCGCCTAGTGCTTTCGCTATCTGCGAGATGCTCATTTCCTCTTTGTGACTTCCGACCGTGCCCTTGCGGTAATGGGTTGCTGGGCTTTTGGGGGCCAATTTGACCTCGCTGCAGGGAACCTCGTGAAACGAAAGTATATTCCCGATGTGCCCATCAGGGTTGCGGGTCATATCTTCGTAGTAAATGAACTGAACATTCAGGCGGGCCTCTGCCGCCCAGGCGGCCTCCCATCGTCGCAGCGCAGGCAGCCAAGTGCTGATTAGCGAGTCCATCGCATCTTCGGGCGGGAGTTCGTAAAAATCGGGAACGGAAAGTCCTCGCGCGACCAACATAGGGTGGTGCCAAGCCACGGTTTGTTCATCGGCCTTATGTCGATACAGGTGATGGAACCAGGAAACGAGCGCGTCGAGCGGGTCGCGAAGCTGCACCGTGACCCGATCGATGCCTGCTTGCAGGAGTAGACTGACGTTGTAGTCTGACGGAGGCATGTGCTGCCCGCACTGTGCGCGCGGTTCGTTCACGAATGACCAGAATCGGTCGGCGGAAATCTGCTGGAACAATGGCCCGACGTTGCAGACCTGAAAAGGCTCAAGGCCGGCCGTTAAGCGCAGGCTTTCGCGGACAAACATGGTCCCGCTTTTAGGCATTGTTACCAAAACGACGTGGTTTTCAACCATGCCGCACGATACGCCCGATCGCCGGGCAGTTGAAGGAATTCATCCATGACCGAGACGACACAAACCATCCTCCGCCAGTGGGAGGAGGTGGCCGCCGCGCGTGCGCCCTTCCAGTCCGTCTGGCAGGAGATCGCCGATCATTTGCTGGGCCGCCGGGACTTCGCGACCGGGGCGTCGCCCGGCCGCAAGCGCATGGCGCGCATCTACGACACGACCGGCCTGCAGGCCGCCGATCTGCTGGCCGCGGCGCTGCATTCGTTCCTGACCAACCCGGCCCTGCGCTGGTTCACCTTGCGGCCCGAGGATGACGCGCTGGCCCGGGACGAGGCGGTGCGGGTGTGGCTGGGCGAGGCCGAGGACGCGCTGTATGGCGCCTTCAACGCGCCGGATGCAAACTTCGCGCCGCAGATCCACGAGGTCTATCTCGACCAGGTGGCGTTCGGCACGGCCGCACTGTATGTGGGCGACCGGCCGGGACGGGGGATATTGTTTTCCGCCCGGCCGCTGGGCGAAATCCACATCGCCGAGAATGCCGAGGGGCGGGCCGACACGGTGTTCCGCCGGTTCCGGTTCACCGCGCGCCAGGCCCATCAGGCCTGGGGACCGGCGGCGGGCAAGGCGGTGGCCGCCGCGCTGGCGGCCGGCAAGGGAGAGCGCAGCTTCGCGTTTCTGCATTGCGTGAAACCGGTTTCCGGACCGGAGAGCGGCGGGGCGCGATCCGGCCCCCTGAGCGCGTTCGCCTTTGCGTCCTATTACGTGAACCTGGACGAACGCGCGCTGGTGGCCGCGGGCGGCTATCACGAGATGCCCTACATGGTGCCGCGCTGGTCGAAGGATGCGGGCGAAATCTATGGCCGCGCGCCCGGCTGGAACGCGCTGCCCGACCAGAAGATGCTCAACGAGATGAGCAAGACGACGCTCAAGGCCGCGCAGAAGGCGGTCGACCCGCCGCTGCTGATCGCCGATGACGGCGTGGTCATGCCGCTGCGCACCCAGCCGGGCGGGATCAACGTGGTGCGCGCCGGGGCGTTGTCGCAGGACCCGCTGCGGCCGTTGCCCGCGGCGCCGCGGATCGATATCGGGCTGGAGATGATGGAACAGCGCCGCGAGGCCGTACGCGCGGCGTTCCATCACAGCCTGCTGCAGCTGTTCCAGGACCCGCGGATGACCGCGACCCAGGTGCTGCAGCTGGTGCAGGAGATGCAACGGCTGCTGGGCCCGATGCTGGGCCGCCAGCAGGCCGAGCTGCTGGAGCCGATGATCGAGCGGGTGTTCGGGATTCTGTTGCGCACCGGCGCGTTGCCGCCGGTGCCGGATATGCTGGCGGGTGTGCCGCTGCGCGTGGACCATGTCTCGCCGATCGCCCGGGCCCAGAAGGCGGGCGACGCCCAGGCGGTGCTGCGCACCCTGGAGGCCGCGCAAGCGATGGCGGCGCTCGACCCGCAGGTGACCGACCTGATTGACCCCGACGCCGGGCTGCGCCTGATCGCCGAGGCCAACGGCATTCCGGCCAAGGCGCTGCGGGCCGCCGAGGACGTGGCCGCGCTGAGGGCGCTGCGCGCGGTGTAGAGAAAAATCCGGCCAGCCCGCCGCCCGGCAAAAGCCGGTGATGCGCGGGTCCGGTGCCCCGCCCGAAAGCCGGGCCGCCCGACGCGGGCGTGAAACTGCGAGACGGGTCCGTAAACACGGGCAGCCTTTCGAATCCTCTGAAGACCCGACGGGCGGGTTTGAAACCCGCCCCTACATCATTTCGAATCGAAAGGAGGACGGACATGTCCGTCGAGATCACGACTGCCTTCCGGCAGGAATACAAAAGCGGCATCGAGATGCTGGTGCAGCAGATGAGCAGCCAGATGCGCGGCGCCGTGCGCGAGGAGGCGATCAGTTCCAAGCGCGCCTTCTTCGATCAGGTGGGCGCCGTCGCCGCGAGCGAGGCGACCGAACGCCATGGCGACACCCAGTATGTGTCGACACCCCACAAGCGGCGCTCGGTGGCCGCCAAGACCTATCGGGTGGCCGACCTGGTCGATGTGCCGGACCTGATCCGGACCCTCAACGACCCGACCAATGCCTATTCGCAGGCCTTTGCGGCAGCGCTGAACCGGGCCATCGACCGGGAGATCGCCACGGCCGCGCTCGGCACGGCTTACACCGGCGAGACCGGGACCAACGCGGTCACCCTGCCGGCCGGTCAGAAGATCGCCGCGGGCGGCGCGGGCTTCACCCTGGCGAAATTGCGTTCCGCCATGAAGCTGTTCAAGGCCAACAACGCGATCATGCCCGGCGACGATTTGTATGTGGCCTGGACCTCGGCCCAGGAGGACGAGTTCATGGACACGAACGAGGTCAAGTCGGTCGATTACAACACCCAGAAGGTGCTGGTGTCGGGCGGGGTCGAGGGCTTCTACGGGTTCCGCTTCATCCGCCTGGAGGACGCCGCCGACGGGACGTTGCTGCCCAAGAGCGGCAGCACCCGTTCGTGTTTCGCCTGGGCCAAGTCGGGCCTGTTGCTCGGCCTGGGCCAGGACATCACGGCCAAGATCGACCCGCTGCCCAACAAGAACTACGCGGTGCAGGTCTTCGCTTCCATGGATATCGGGGCGACCCGGATGCAGGAAGAGAAGGTCGTGCAGATCGACTGCGTGGAGTCTTGATTTAGGCCCTTCGCCTGCTCTCGCCGAACGCGGCACTGCGTCTTGTCGGGAATGAGAAGGGGTTTAGGCCCTTTGCCTGCTCTCGCCGAACGCGGCACTGCGTCTTGTCGGGAATGGGTTTTTCTTTGCCCTTCGCCCTGATCCGCCGAGCGCGGCATAGCGTCTTGTCGGGAATGCGAAGGGGGTTCTGACTTTCTCTGAATTGGGCAACCCGCATGCTTCGACAGGCTCAGCATGAGGGTTCTTCCGTATCCGGCCTCGTCCTGAGCCTGTCGAAGGACGGGGCTCATCCAGGAGTAATCTGTAATGGCCATCACAACCGAAAACAGTACCCAGTTTGCCAACACGCTGGCGGTGCCGCGGGTCCAGAACCCGACCCATGAGGCCCATGGGCGGCTGCGGTTTGCGCGGTTCAACTTCACGCAAGGCGCGGCGGCCGGCGATGCCGGCTCGGTCGCCCGGCTGGTCAACCTGCCCAAGGGAAAGGTGCGGGTGGTCCTGCCCCTGTCGCGGGTGGCGCATTCGGCGCTGGGCGCGAGCCGCACCCTCGACCTGGGCTGGGAGGCCCATGTCGCCGATAACGGATCGGGCGCGGTCGCGGCCGACCCGAACGGGCTCGATGACGGGGTCGACGCGTCGGCGGCGGGGGCGTTCGTGCCCGGCGGCACGCTCGGCGGCGACGAGACCAAGCTGTTCGCGAGCCTCGACGGCGTCGTCATCACCGCGCAGGTCAATGACGGGACGGTCCCGGCGGGCGCGACCCTCGACGGGTATCTCGCTTACGTCATGGACTGACGGCGGCACGTTCTACCGTGAATTGCGGGGCGCTCTTCTGTCTGGAGGGGCGCCCCGTTTTCTTTGCCTGCATCTTTTCGGGAGACTGCCCATGACCACCGACGTCGAAATCGTCAACGCGGGGCTGATTAAGCTCGGCGAGGCGACCATCACGACCCTGGCCGACGACGTGAAGGCCGCGCGGCTGGCGTCGGCGATCTTCGCCGACCAGCGCGACGTGGTGCTGCGCGCCCATCCGTGGAACTTCGCGCTCGTGCGGGCCGAACTGACGGCCCATGTGACGCCGCCCCTGTGGGGGTTTGCCAACGCCTATGACCTGCCGGGTGATCCGAATTATTGCCTGCGGGTGATCTCGGTCGAAGGCGAGGCCGATGTGGGGCGGGGGGCGTGGCAGATCGAGGCCCGGCAGATCGTGACCGATCTCGCGAGCCCGATCCGGATTCTGTATCTGCGGCGGGTGAGTGACTACGCGCTGTGGGACGCGCTGGCGCTGGACGCGCTGGCGGCCCGGGTGGCGATGGAGCTGGCCGAGCCGCTCGGCAAATCCACCTCGCTGCACAACGCCATGGCG